AGTGTTGAACTCACGTCTTCAATTCAAGATGTCAAAGATATCTCTAAGATATTTACTGACTACTCACAGTCTTTTACTGTACCAGCTTCTAAAAATAACAATAAGATATTTAAGCATTACTATGACAATGCTTTGGTTGATGGATATGATGCAAGATTTAGAAGTGATGCAGAGATTCAATTAAACCATACTCCTTTTAGAAAAGGTACCATAAGACTCAACAAGGTACTTATGAAAAGCAATAAGGCTTATGCCTATGAGCTTACTTTCTTTGGGTCTACTGCTACGTTAAGTAGAATACTTGGAGAGAAAAGATTAAATAGCTTAACTGAATTAACTGCTTATAATCACGATTGGAATTACGACAACGTAAAGCTTGGTATTGAAAGTGGTCTTACTGTAGGAGCAGATACTCAAGCTATTGTATATCCGCTTATCAGCCCAGACAAAAGATTTATATATAATTCAAATGGTTCTTACGTTACTCCAGAAAACTACAGAAACTTGGGTAACAATTCAAATGGAGAGGGTTTATTTAAGGCTGACTTAAAGCCAGCCATTAGAGTCATTCATATTATTGAGGCTATAGAAGCTCAATATCCAGAGTTACAGTTCTCAAGAGACTTCTTTGGAGAAGACGTATTTAATGAATTGTATTTATGGCTAAACAGAGAAGCTGGTGAGTTAGGAAACTCTAAGGGCAAATATGAAGTTGAGCAAGGAGTTATCCTTGGATGGACTGGGCCAACTACTGGTAGTGACTATTTTAACTTAGACGGAAATGATACTGTAAGACTTAAAGCCATAAGAACTAACTTTGGTGTAGAAAAATCTACATTCCAATTAAACATAGAAACGGCTTCATCCGAAACATACGATATTGTTGTTTATAATAATGTAACTAACATTGTAACTAATCAGACCACAAGATCAGTATTATACGAATACAAAGGTCTAAGTGGAAATCAATCTGTATCAGAGACTATACTACCTGGAGAAAATAACTTTAATCAAGTTGATTTGCAATTTGAAGTTAAGTCTTTCTCTGCTATAGAATTTACATCTACATTAGACTTAGAGTTTCTTAGAAATGATGTTATCGTAGAAGCAAGACAGTACTCAGCTGGAGATGATGAGTCTGGAGTCGTAAGTACTCTTGACTTTGTAAATGTATCTCAAGAAATGCCTAACATCAAGATAATAGACTTTCTTATAGGTTTATTTAAGATGTTTAACTTAACCGCATATGTTGAGGATGGTACTATAGTAGTTAAAGACTTAAATACTTTTTATAATGATAATTACAATACATACGACATAACAGAGTATATGGATGTTACTACATCTTCTGTTAGAAGACTTGATTTGTATTCTAATATTAGGTATGAGTTTAGAGAGCCTTCTACAAGGCTCGCTGTTAAGTTTGAGCAACTATTTGATTTTCCTTTTGGTCACGAAGAATTTAATGTTGTTATAAACAACAAATACATAGATGGAACTGACTACTTAGTTCAGTTGCCATTTGAGAAGGTTATCTATGAGAAATTGTTAGATGACAATGACGAGATATATACCAATATTCAGTATGGTTATTTTGTTAGTGAAAACGATGAGCCTATAAAAGGTAGTCCATTATTATTCTACAACTGCAACACTTCTGTTGATGCTGGTAAGCCTCTATACTTAAGTGCAGACGATGGACTTAGCAGAGTATCTCTTGCTACTTACAACAGACCGAGTAATGTTAAAGCAGATGGAACACAGACATTAAACTTTGACGCAGAAAATGATGAGTTTACCGTTGGACTAACAACTCCTTCTTACAATGAAAACTCATTGTTTAGAAACTATCACGAGGATTATGTTAAAAACATATTTGACGTACAAAGTAGGCTATTAGAAGTAAGTGCTTTACTTCCAGTAAAAATATTACATAAATACAAATTAAACGACAGATTTGTAATAAATGGAAAGCAGTATACTATAAACAAGATATCTTCTAACCTTATGTCTGGTAGAAGTAATCTTGAATTAATTAGCGAACTTGTTGAGCCATTTGTACAGCCAAGAAATATAATTATAGCATTCGGAAGCTATACAGATGGATTAGATGTGCCTATAGCGATAACTACTTATGGAGGTTGTGATAGCTCTACTATCCAATGGTCTACAGACCCAGCTTTCCCTGGAGGTGGAACTCCAGTTTCAGCTGGATGTTCTGGAGAAACCGTAGTAACTATGCCTTCTTATGGTACTTTCTATTATAGAGCATTCTCTATTGATATAAATGACCCATCTAACACGGCTATATCTAACATAATAAGCAAGACTATAACACAACCTGTTTACTACACTCCAGAAACTCTTAAGTTTGGTGCTACAGAAGTACTTGCTTGTAGTGGTTCAAACGTAACTCTTTACATTAGTAGTGCTGATGGATTGTACTATGATTCAGATACTGGTAGTGGTGATTTAGTTAGTGGAGCTTTTTATTCTGATGGAACAAAGGTGTACACTTTTGTAAATGGAGTTAAAAACCAAACAGATTACTGCTTTACTTATGACGCACAGACGTATACTTATGATGCAAATCAACAAAACGCTTGTGATGGTAGTAATGTAACTATATATTACAATCCTCAAGATGGATTGTATTATACATCTGGAGATGGACTTGGCAGCTTAGTGAATGGAGGTTTCTACAGCAATGGTTCGTTTATTTACTCATTCTCTAATGGAGTTAAATCTGAAGTTGGACAATGTGATACTTTCACAATAGAAAGTTATACTTTCAATCAAAATCAAAGTTTAGCTTGCGACTCAATAATACAAGTAAATTTATTTATAAGTCAAAATAATGGATTGTATTATTATAACACTTTAGGAGATAGCCCAGTAAATGACTCGTTCTTTGCTAAAGATGGTAACATTTATTCATTCTCAAATGGAGTTAGAAGCTTAGTTCAAGCTTGCTCTGTTACACCACTTTCTACAGATATGGTTTGGACTATTGACACAAGAAAGACTGGAGGCACATTCAGTAACCAGTTTAAGATATCTTTCTTTGGAAGTGAAACAGGAAACTATACTGTTTTTTGGGGAGATGGAACGTCGTCAAATCACAGAAGAAGTTCTATTCACACTTATAACACAGCTGGTATATATACTCTTATTATAAGAGGGGATGTTGACAAGATGCAGTTTAGTGCATTTGCTTCAGACGCCAAGAAGCTATTGAGTGTTGAACAATGGGGTAATTATACTCCTAAAGTATCTGGAGCTTTCTTTGGATGTGAAAACTTAGACCTATCTAATGTATCTGATGTTTTGGTTTTTGATACAAACATAATAACAACTATGTTTTACAATTGTAAGAGTTTAACCACAATAAATAATGTAGGACAATGGGATGTTAGTGGAGTAGAAATTGCTCAGCAAGTATTTCAAAATTGTATAAACATAAATATTGACTTGAGCGGATGGGACGTTTCAAACGTAAAAGCTTGCTCTGATTTTAGCGACAACACACCAAAATGGACATTACCTAAACCAAACTTCACAAGATGTAACCCTAATTAGTATGATTAAAGATATAATAGATTTACTAAACTCTTCTGACTGGTATGTTGGAGATGAAGACATAGATATTGCAAAAGGGAAGTACCAAGCTCCTTCCTCTTGGAAGGGGCTTAAAACAAGTATAAAACGTAACACATACAACAACAATGGCAGAAACTAATATTAAAATACTAAAACTTGAAGTAGACACAGGTACTGGTCAAATAAAAGTAAACGGTGTTACTAAAAGTATACAACAAGCTGAAAAAGCAACCAAAGAGTTTGTAAATTCATCAAAACAACTTGGGAAAGCCCTTGACGAAAATAGGGACAAAACAGGACTTGCTGGTGCTGCTGTAGTTGAAATAGGTAGAACCATATCTGACGCCAACTATGGATTTACCGCAATGGCGAACAACATCTCTCAATTGGGAACATTGATGAGTACCTTAGTTGCTACTTCTGGTGGACTTAAAAATGGTCTTAGAGAGCTTGGAAAAGCTTTTGCTGGGCCTTTGGGAATAATTGTTATATTTCAAATAGCTGTAACTCTATTAGAGAGACTTGCTAAGAACACAAAGCAAACTCAAAACGCTTTAGATGGCATCGAGAAAGCAGCTGGTGCTGCTGGAACGAAATTAACTGTTCTGAAAAACGTAATAGAAGACAACAACATATCTTTAGAGGAAAAGCAGAGAGCCATTAAGGCAGCTAATGAAGAATATGATGGGCTTAACTTAAGACTTGACGAGAATGGTCAGTTAACTGATGAGTCAACTCAAGCTATTGACAGAAAAATAGAAGCTTTAAAGAGATTGGCAAAAGCCAATGCATTTGTGAAAGAGCTTGAAAAGCTTTATGGCGAGTTGGCGTTATCAGCTACTAAAACAGACAATGAATTTGTTGCTACTATAAACAACATAAGTAAAGGTTTAGGAACTCTTGGTCAAGGAGCAGGACTTATAGATGTTTTAATAGGCACGGAAGAGGAAAATAGGCAGAGAATAATGGAGCAAATAAATGCTCTTGTTAAGCTTATGGAAGAGGGCGAGCTTATTGATGAGATGTTTGGTTCTGACAAAGGAGGTAGACTTAAGTCTAAAACCAAGGAGAAGATAAAGAAAATTGCTACAGAAATAATAGGAACTACTATAGATCAAATGCGTGCCTTAGAAAAAGAAGGTAATAGCATTATAGATAGACTTATAGGAGCAGAGCCTTCTGAATGGGCAGAAAAACAGCTAAAAGAAAACGCAAAGAGAGCATTAGAAGGGTTAAAGGCTATAGAAACTGAATATGTAAGCCCTTTCAAAACCACTCTTGACTTCTATGTACAACAGACTACTATGGCTGTAGATTCTATAGGTCAAGTGTTTGATGCTGCATTTGAAAGAGATATGGTTAGAGAGCAAAACAAAACCACAGCTCTAAACAACGAATTAAGAGATAGGCTTAGAAATGAGAGAATATCCGCAGCAGAAAGAAAAAACATACAAAACCAAATAGCAGCAAATGATGAAGCCTTAAGACTAAAGCAAGAGGCTACGGCTAAGAAAAGGTTTGCTATAGAGAAAGGACTTAGAATATCTATGGCTGTTATGGATACTTACTCAAGTGCTGTTAGGGCTTATGCTTCTCAATTAATACCAGGTGACCCAACATCTATTGCGAGAGCAGAAATAGCGAGAGCAGTAGCTGTAGCTATGGGTCTTGCTAATGTAGCAGCAATATCTATGCAGAAATTCGTATCAAGTGCTTCTGGAGGAGGTGGAGCTGGGTTAGGAGAGTCTGGAGTAGGTGGCGGAGGAGTTCAAGCTCCAGATTTCAATATAGTAGGGGCTTCGCCAAGTAATCAATTAGCTGCTGCTGTACAAGGACAATTCCAACAACCAGTAAAAGCTTATGTAGTATCTAAAGATGTATCTACAGCACAAGAAATGGATAGAAACATTATAGGCTCTGCAAGTTTAGGGTAATTAAAACAAAAAGTAAACTAACAAGTTACCATAATATGAAAACAATTGAATTATACATAGACGAGGAAAACGAGTTTAGCGGAATAGAAGCTATATCTGTTGTTGAGAACCCTGCTATAGAAGAGGACTTCATTGCTTTAAAAAAGCACGAAGTCCAATTAGCTGAAGTAGATGCTGAAAAGAGAATACTTATGGGGCCAGCTCTTATTCCTAACAAAAAAATATATAGAACTAATGGACAAGAAGAATACAACATTTTCTTTAGTGAAGATACTGTTAAGAAAGCTTCAGAGTTGTTTTTATCGAGAGGTAAACAAAACAATTCAACATTGGAGCATCAAGTAGACATACAAGGATTGTCTGTAGTAGAGTCTTGGGTTATAGAAGACTCTGAAATGGATAAATCTAAGAAGTATGGTCTAAGCTTACCTAAAGGTACCTGGATGGTATCTGTAAAGGTAAATAACGATGACATTTGGGATAACTATGTAAAGGAAGGTAAGGTAAAGGGATTCTCTATTGAAGGATTCTTTGCTGATAAGTTAGATGGCCCTAATGAATCCGTAGAAGAAGACTTCTCTGCTGAAGACTTAGATGCGATAGCTACCTTGTATGACTTAGAAGACGCTATGCTGTCTTCTTATGGCGTAGAATTAGAAAGCTATAGTGATTATCCAGATGCTGCTGTAAATAACGCTAAAAGAGCCTTAAAATGGAAAAAAGAGAATGGGAGTTCTTGTGGGACATCAGTAGGATGGAGGAGAGCAAGTCAACTTGCGAGCCGACAGCCATTAAGCCGATCAACAATAGCAAGAATGGCATCATTCAAGAGACACCAGCAAAACAAGGACGTTCCTTATTCAGAAGGCTGTGGAGGAATTATGTGGGATGCTTGGGGTGGTTCAGCAGGAGTTAACTGGGCTATATCTAAACTTAAAAGCATAGACAATGACTAACGGATGGGAAATTAGCATTGGGTTTTACCCTGGTATATTGTTCGGAATAAGAACATATAACTACAATGAAACAAATACTATCGACCACGTTTTATACTTGCCTTTAGTAGATTTATGTTTAACAATATACAAAGAAGAAGATGGCAGCGAGTAAAAACACAAGTTACAAAGTACACGTTCAAGAAAATACAGACGCTGAAATATCAAGTGTAAATATTGAGCAAGGTGCTATGATGGTTTCTGATACAGGTCTTTATATGGGCTATAACGGAAACAATGTAAGAGTTTACCCTCAATACCCAACTTCTCAAGCATTAGGTTGGGCAAGATATGATGATGGTCAATACACATCAACAAACAAATTAAGTCTTGCAGATGGTGTTACAATCAATCTACCAAACAACGCAAATAACATAGTAAGAAGCAATGTAGGGTTTGATTATTACAATAGCACAACTCAAAGAGTAACGGCAGATAATGTAAACGATACTTATGTTATGACTGTGGTTTTTAAATGTAGTGCAGCAAATGCCAATCAAACACATTTAGATTTACAATTTGAGGGAGAGAACGGAACGCCTTACGATAGAATAAGAGGGGAAGTTAATTTCTCTAAGGGTAATGATATTACTCACGACTATCACGGATTATTTCAATACTATGCAGATGCTAATTTTGTGAATAATGGTTCTTATTGGCAAATAACTGCAACAGGCGGTACTGCCAAGATATGGGATATAATATACTTTATACAAAAAACACAAAGCTATGCCTAAGATGAAAGAAACTCCAAGTAGAACAAGCCCAAAATCCTCTAAAAGAGGATGTTTGTGTAAGAACGGAACTTACTCAAGAAAATGCTGTAAAGGAAACATAATTAATCAAGGAATAGGAAGTATAACTAAAATAAGTGAATAATATGCTAAACAAAAAGAAATCTAAGAAGAAAGAAGAGGCTCCTAAGCCTCTGATTCAAAAAGTAGAAGTACAAGAAGTAAAGAAAGATAACGGAGTAAGGGTTATTACAAGTAGTAACGGATAATGAAAATATAACAATAAGTTGTATATCAGTTATCATAACATATTTAGTAAATAAATAAACCAATTAATATGAACGCAAAAGAAATCGTTGACAAATTCAAGGAGATTCTGCTTTCTAAGCCCGAAGAAGTAGCTACTGAAGCTATTGAGGTAAAAGAAGAAGTAGAATTATCTGAGCAGGAGCAAGAAGTCTTAGCTGAAGAACCAGCCGCAGAGGCTGCTGAGGACGTTGTAGAAGACGTTATTGAAAGCGAAGACAAATATGCTACTAAAGAAGAATTGGCTCAAGCAATGGCTGAAATGAAAGCTATGTATGACCAAATTATGGAGGCTATGAGTACTGAAGAGGCTATAGATGCTCCAAAAGAATTAGCTGAAGAAGCTACTGAACTATCTTCTCAAGAAGAAGTAAAAGAATTAACTCACTCTCCAGAAGAAGTGGTTGGTTCAAGAAACTTAAACTTGTACTCTCAAAAGAGAGTTGCAACTACATTTGACTTAGTATTATCTAAAATCTCTAAACAATAAAACAATGCCAACTACTACATCAATCACTACTACTTACGCAGGTGAATTTGCTGGAAAATATATTTCTGCTGCATTATTATCTGCTTCTACCATTGAGAATGGTGGAATCGAAGTAAAACCAAACATCAAGTACAAAGAAGTAATCAAAAAGATTGCTACTGATGACTTATTGAAAAACGCAACTTGTGACTTTGACCCAACGTCAACTGTTACATTAACTGAAAGAATCATCCAACCAGAAGAGTTCCAAGTAAACTTACAATTATGTAAGAAAGACTTCCGTTCTGACTGGGAGGCTGTACAAATGGGAGTATCTGCTTTTGATAATTTACCTCCATCTTTCGCTGACTTCTTAATCGCTCACGTTGCTGCTAAAGTAGCTCAGAAAAACGAAACTAACATCTGGTCTGGAGTAAATGCTAACGCTGGAGAATTTGATGGGTTAGTAACTTTAGCTACTGCTGATGCTGACGTTATAGATGTAGTTGGTACTACTGTTACCGCTGCAAACGTAATTGACGAATTAGGAAAAGTTGTTGACGCTATCCCTTCTACTCTTTACGGAAAAGAAGACTTATACCTATATGTATCTCAAAACGTAGCAAGAGCTTACGTTAGAGCATTAGGAGGATTCGGAGCTTCTGGATTAGGTGCTGCTGGTACTAACGCACAAGGTACTCAATGGTGGAACAATGGTTCACTTTCTTTTGACGGTGTAAAAATCTTTGTTGCTAACGGTTTAGCTAACAATACTGCAATGGCTGCTGAGAAATCTAACTTATACTTTGGTACTGGTTTATTATCTGACCACAACGAAGTAAAAGTCATTGATATGGCTGACATTGACGGATCTCAAAACGTAAGAATCGTGATGAGAATGACAGCTGGAGTTCAGTACGGAATCGGTTCAGACATCGTTCTTTACTCTTAATAAATAACTAAATAAATAGAAAGGGTAGGTAAGCCGTAGAAGCCTGCCTACCCTTTTTTAATTAATCTATAAAACACACAAAAATATGGCCTGCGATTTATCATTAGGAAGAATTGAGCCTTGTAAAGATTCAGTAGGTGGTTTAAACGCCATTTACTTTGTAAACTTTGGAGACTTGGGTGCCATCACTTATGATGTTACCAATACTGATGTTATTGATGCGATTGCTGGAACTCCAAACGCTTACAAGTACGATATTAAAGGAGCTTCAACATTCACACAAAACATCCAATCAGATAGAGCTACTGGTACTACTGCTTTTGAGCAAGTATTAGAAATCACATTAAAGAAATTATCTGTAGCTGACCACAAAGAGTTAAAATTATTAGCTTACGGAAGACCTCACGTTATCGTTGAAGACTACAACGGAAACTTCTTCTTAGCTGGATTAGAACACGGAATGGACGTAACTGGAGGTACTATCGTTACTGGTGGTGCTATGAATGAATTAAGTGGATACACACTTACATTGACAGGAATGGAAAGAGTTCCTGCTAACTTCTTAGGAGATGCTCCTACAGCAGTTGGATTCACAGTAGTAGCTGGTTCTTAAACATACTACTATTAAACACAGAAAGGGGGAGGGCTTATGCCCTCCCTTTTCTATTTAAAACAAAAAACATACTTTTCAGTTATCTTATTATGATAAGATTATTACCAAGTACAGATGCTCAAATTATTGCGGTTATTCCAAGGGAATTTCCAACTGCTGATGTGTCTTTTACTGATGTTAGTCTAACAATAACAGAGGATGGTACAAACAAGTCTGAGACTATTACAGATATTGAAGCAGCGGTTCCAGATAGCAATAGTAATTTTGTATATATGGATATTGCATTTTCTATACTATCTGAAGAAAGTGCATATTATTTAGAGTTCACAAGAGGTGGCTCTTTATTTTACAGAGACAAGGCTTATGTTACAAGCCAAATAGATGACGAAGTTGTTCACACCATAAACACCGATAAGTACGACCAGTATGTTGGTGAAGGTGAAAGCGAATACATAGTATTATAATATGAAACACAGAAAAGTTACATTACAACCAGCAAAGAAGGTTCAAGGTGCTACAAGAGTAGTAAACTTGTCTGGCTACCAAACTCCAGAGGTTAAGGAGGTTTATGGGAAGGACTGGATTCAATATGGTGAAGACAATGACTACTTTGACAACCTTATAGATAAATACTTAGGTAGTCCTACTAATGCTCGTTGTATCAATGGTATTGTAGATATGATATATGGCCGTGGCCTTGAAGCCACGGACTCTGACATCAAGCCAGAGATGTATACTAAAATGAAGATGCTACTTAAGTCAAGAGAGATCAAGAGAGTAGCTAATGATTATAAGATGCTTGGTCAAGCAGCTGTTCAAGTTGTTTACAATAAGCAAAAAACAAGTATAGTAAAAGTACTACACTTTCCAATGGAAACATTGAGAGCTGAAAAAGCTAAAGATGGAAAGATACAAGCTTATTACTATCATCCTAAGTGGGCTGAAATAAAGCCTTCTGATAAACCTAAGAGAATACCTACTTTTGGCAATGGAGGAAAAAGTGATGTTATTGAGTTATATATATTCAAACCATACAGAAGTGGATTCTACTACTATGCTCCAGTCGATTATAATGGATGCTTACAATACTGCTCACTTGAAGAAGAAGTATCAAACTACCACATAAACAACATAAAGAATGGCTTACAGCCATCTTTATTGATTAACTTTAATAATGGTGTTCCTAATGAAGAAACCCAAGAGTTAATCGAAAGAAAGATAATGGATAAGTTTAGCGGATCATCAAACGCTGGTAAGTTTATACTTACCTTTAATGAGAGTGCTGAAACTAAAGCAGACTTAGAGCCTATACATTTACCCGATGCTCACGCACAATATCAATTCTTAGCTGACGAAAGTAGAGAGAAGATAATGTTGGGTCACGGTATTGTGTCTCCAATCTTATTAGGTATAAAAGATAACACAGGTTTTGGTAACAATGCAGAGGAGCTTAGAACAGCTTCTATCCTTATGGATAACATTGTTATTAGACCATTCCAACAAGCCATTTTAGATGGCTTGGAGGAGATTCTTCAGTTTAACGATATATTCTTAAACCTATACTTTGTAACATTACAACCAATTGAGTTCACAGAGTTAGACAATATATCTACTAAAGTTAAAAGAGAAGAAGAGACTGGGGAGAAATTATCTTCCCAGGCTAAACTTGACTTTTCTGATGAAGAAGGAGATGACTTATACGCTCAATTAGAAGAGATGGGAGAGGTTATTAGCTCTGATTGGGAGTTAGTACACTCTGAAGCTGTAGGAGATGACAATGAGGAGTTTGATTTGACTGCTTTAGCAGTTACAGAAAGCGATTCTAAGGCTTCTGCTCGCTCTTCTCAAGATAATGCGGGGTATAAGGTCAGATATGCTTATTCTCCTGTTAGAGAGTCTGATAAAAGCCGTAAATTCTGCAAGCAATTAGAGTCTTTAAGCAAGAAAGATATAGTATTTAGAAAAGAAGACATCTCACAGATGTCTTTTAGAGGACTAAACAAAGAATTAGGTCATAATGGAGCAAATTATAGCCTATTTAAGTATAAAGGCGGTGTAAATTGCCATCATTTTTGGGAAAGAAGGGTTTACAAGAAGAAAGTAAGTGCCGATACGGAAGTAGAGGCATCTGATGCTGTAAAAGATGGCTTTAATGAGCCTACAAACCCTAAAGAAGTACCAGTAAGACCTACAGATATGCCAAATAGAGGTGCATATCCTAAAACTAAGTAAATATGGCACAGAAGGCACTTTTTATAACACTAAACGATTTAAAGAGAAAGTCAATCATTGATGGGAATGTTGATGGAGATAAATTAGTACAATTTATTGAAGTAGCACAAGACACTCACATACAGAATTACTTAGGAGGTAAATTATACAATAAATTACAAGAATTAATTATTTCTGGTGACATTGATTTGGCTGGTAATGTTAAATACAAGAATTTAATTGATGTGTACATCAAGCCTATGCTTGTTTGGTTCACGCAAAGTGCTTATTTGCCATTTGCTATGTATCAGATTAGCAATGGAGGTGTTTTTAAGCATAGAAGCGAGAACTCTGAAACCATCTCCTTAGAGGAGATGAATAATATGTTAAGTAGAGTAACAGAAACCGCAGAGTTTTATACTCGTAGGTTTGTGGATTATATGGGATTCTATAGCCAGGACTTTCCAGAGTATAATGAGTCTACAAATGGCGAAATGTATCCAGATCGTGATGTAAACTTTCATTCTTGGGTTCTGTAATGGAAAAAAAGGAAATTATAACATATAAGCCAAAAAAGAGTAATATAATAAAACTTGAGGCATATTTTAAAAAGATAAAAGAAGACAATGGCAAACAACATAAACTGGGGAAGCGTATATTGTGAAATGGAGCAAGACAGCTCCTTTGGAGCTGATACTCTATGGAGTACTAATGCAATAAACGACATAGCATCTCCAACTTGCTGGGTAACATTTAAAATATCGACAGACTCAACTACTTATAGAACAGACACAACATATTTAACAACAGATAGAACACAACTTTAAACAAAAAAAATAATGGCACAACAAAACATTAATATTGGCCCAGCGAATCAAGGACAAGGAGACACTTTGTTTGATGCGTTCACTAAAGTACAATCCAACTTTACGGAACTGTATTCAGACGATGCAGGAGATGTAAACCAAGTAACAGGTAGTGGTGGTATTACCGCTTCTCCAACAACAGGCAACGTAGTAGTATCATTAGATGACGATTCTATTACCTACGCTAAGTTAGGAACTGAATTTACAACAAGTGCAGCTTTAGCAACAGACGTAGACTTTAGTTCAGCACAAGTATTTACCAAGACACTAACAGGAGCAACTACACTAACCTTTTCAAATACTGCAATAGGTATGGTAAAAGACTTAGTAATTACAGGAGACTTTGCTTTAACGCTTCCTGCTGGCTCAACGGTTGCAGGTACTTATAACGGTACAGTAAGTAATCTTATTCAAGTAGTAGTAACAGGAGCAGGTCAGTACTGGTACTCAATTTCACAACCTCAATAATAAATAGATATGGTAGCAATATTAGTAAACGGAGAAATAAAAACATTTAGCAGAGTTCCTAAGAGTTGGAGTGATGAGAATGGATTGCACTTAAACATTGGAAATGGTGCAGCTTATGGATTTAAAGAGGTAGTACAACCTGCATACGATTCAAGAATAGAGGAATTAGCAAACTTACACTTAGATGGAGATGTTTATACTTATGACGTTATAGACAAACCTATTCAAGGAACGCTTGCTGAATTAAAAGCAAACAAGATTTCTAACTTAAAGTCTATTATAGGCAGCCAATTATCAAAAACAGATTGGTACATTATTCGTGAATCGGATAGTGGAGAAGCTACACCGCAGTCTATAAAAGATGAAAGAGCAGCATTAAGAACACAGAGTGATGAATTGGAAGCACAAATAAATGCACTTACTACTAAAAAAGCGGTTGTATTATTTGACTTGCCTAACTTTATGATTTAATTATGGCTACAAATAAAAGATTAATAAAAAGTAATGACGAGGGCGGTAGTGGAGCAGCAAGTTTTAATACTGTTTTGTATACGGGGAATGGAACAAGCCAAACTATTACAGGTGTTGGATTTGACCCTGATATGGTATGGGTAAAAAGAAGAGATGCAAGTGCTAATAGCCACATACTGCAGGACACAATAAGAGGCGGAGGTCAAGCAAATACTTTAATTCCAGATAGAACTGATGCACAAGGAGTAAATGGTCAGTATGGTTATATATCTTCTTTTGGTAGTGATTCTTTTGGTGTAGCTGCAGGAACAACATCTGCAGAACATACAAACTTTTTGAATGCAAGCTACGTTGCTTGGTGTTGGAAAGCAGGAGGTGCAGCAGTAACAAACACAGATGGAACAATAACATCTCAAGTATCTGCTAATACAGAGGCAGGGTTTAGTATTGTTAGTTATACAGGTAATGGAACACAACCCTCAACAATAGGACACGGTCTTGATTCTGCTCCTAAAATTGTAATTAACAAATGTAGAAGTTTATCTGGCACTAATTGGCACGTTTACTCATCTGCTTTAGGTGCTACAAGTGCTTTAGTTTTAAATGATACTGCCGCTGCCTATACAGGTGTTGGGGAATGGGGTTCTAATCCAGATTCAAGTGTTTTATATGTAAATAACACAAATACAAACAATTCTGGAAGAACTTATGTTTCCTACTGTTTCGCAGAGGTTGCAGGATTTAGCAAGTTTGGTAGTTATGTGGGAAATGGTAATGTTAATGGTCCTATTATAACTACAGTATTTGAACCTGCTTTTGTTATGACAAAAAGTACTGATACAAATAGCGGTTGGATAATTTGGGACAATAAAAGAAATCCTACAAACGAAAGAACCAAAGCATTGTTTCCACATTCTTCACTTAACGAAGTAGATGGTACATATAAAATAGATATTAATACTAATGGTTTTCAAATTACAACAACAGATTCAAATCAAAATGTTTTAAACGAAAATTACATCTATATGGCATTTGCTAATCAGTTCTAATCAATTTTAAATAAAAGAGAAAGGGGGCTTAATGCCCCCGCCTATTTAAGCTATGACACTTGACAATAAAATTTCATTCATTAGTGGCTTTGTATTTACAGCCCTTTCAACTGTAACTATTATGGGAGTAGCACAAGCCGCTATTGTTGGTCTTGTAGGTGGTTTCTTTGGTCTATTAGGTAAAGAGTTATTCTATTTCTTAAAGAGAAAGATTAATGGGAGAAAATCTACCTAAACTAAATGATGAGAGTGGAATATCTATAAACATAAAGTGGCTTATACAAATAGTCATACTTGTAGGTAGTGCAGTTCTATTATACACACATTTAGAGGGCAGAATAACAGACACAGAAAACGAGATACAAGGACTAAGATACAACCAAAACACTTATGTATTCCCCGATATTAGAGTGCTTGAGAATGAGATATTAGAAGTCAAGTTAGAAAGGGAGAGAGTAAGAAAGGATTTAAAACGAGTAAATGAAATACTAAAAGAACATAATAATTAATATAGGTGTGCAAATAATAGGATAAAAATTGTGCAGATAATATGTATTTTATTTATAACAAAAACAATAGAATAAATGAGAAAACTAATTGACATAGCAATACTTAAATTCATAGAGTTAAAAGTATGGCTACATATTAAAAAGAACGGTACACCATTTGAGTTATTCCAATTTGGATTATTTTGGATGGCAGTATTAGTCTTAACAAGTATATTAATCGGTAAGATACTATGAAATACTTTAAACTTTCTGAGTTTGATAGTCCTGATATGGTGGGAAGTGGCGAAGCTATGGATAGAGAGTTTTTAAGTAGACTTGACCAAGCACGCTCTTTATGCGACATACCCTTTAGAATTACAAGTGGATATAGAACCAAAGAATATAATGAAGGGTTGTTGGCAAGAGGCTATAAAGCCTCAGCCAACTCTTCACATCTTAAAGGATTAGCAGCAGATATAGCTTGTACTAATAGTGCTGCAAGACATATAATAGTAAGTGCATTATTAAAAGTAGGTTTTAACAGAATAGGTATTGCAGATACCTTTATTCACGTTGACAGAGATCCTTCTAAGCCTGCTAATGTAATCTGGACATATTAGCTCTTAAACACAGTAGCCTCTTAAACACAGTACACTAAATGATAGATAAAAAACCATTTCACAAGACAAAGCTTGGAAAGTTTCTCAAAGAAACTGCACCAAGCATATTAGATGTAGTTGGTAATGTACTACCAGATAAAGGCATATTAGGCATTGTAAAGAACCTAATAGACAAAGATGGCGATATGTCTGCTGATGATAAATCAGAGGCTCATAGACAGCTTGTAGAGCTGTATGAGCTTGAAGTGATGGATAGAGATTCAGCAAGAGATAGAGAAGTAAACTTAAGAAAGTATGGAACGGATTGGATGTTCAATGCCACAGGCATTGTAGGCTTACTTGCATTTGCCTTCTTAGTTTATACTGTGGTTACTACTAACGTACCAGAAGGTAATAAAGAAATATTTATACATATGATTGGTATCGTAGAAGGTGTTGCACTAAGCATCTTTGGATACTATTTTGGCTCTGCTGTAAAGCAGAACAAAGATTGATATAGTTATCCCCTATACAGTTGTTACTTTATGCTGGGCTGCCTCGCTGTAGGCTCGTCAGCTGCTTTGCTATAAATATTATTATATAGGCGAAGTTACAGGTTTTTTTTGACATAATCAAGTTTTACAAAATAAATATTTATTAACATTGTTGATAAGTATATATATGTATATTATGTCATATGAATACATATGTGTATATTTGATTATGATTAATAAGGAAGAAATACTAAAAATTGCAGAAGACTTTAATAAGTCTGTTAAAGAAAGGATAAATACCTTACTTGAACAAGATGCTATTATGTATACTAACCTTGGTTTAGATTCAACTAAGGCAGATAAAGAACAAGTAAAAAAAAACAGTAGAGCAATTTACAAAGCTATTAAGGATTTAGATGAAGCCACAGGTAAGTTGCTACTGCAACACCAAGATGGATACTGAAGAATTAAGCTTAGAAGAGAGAAGAAACCGAGAAGGATTAAATTATCTTACTTGGGATTTATTTGATAGCCCAGGAGAGCCTAATAGCGGTTATCATTTTATGGAGAGAGAGCCAGTTCTGATATTAGATCAGATAGTGCATAGAACTAAGAGAAACTTAAATATAGAGCTTGGGTACGTTTCCAAGACTTATGCTGACAAG